ATGCAAATTTCATTTAAAACATGGTTAGAAATAAATACTGTAGGAACTAAAGAAGTTGACGAAAGTAAAATTGATGCTATTTATGACAAAGCTAAAATAAGTGTTAAATTAGTTCAAATGTTTAATGAGAAACTTCTTTATAATATAAATACTATAATTCCTTTGCAGTCTGGCGTGTATGGTCTTTACAATTCTGCCAAAAATCAAAAAGTAATAGATCAGCATGAAATAGAAAAAATTAGATTAAAATTTGGCAGTGATGTTATTGAAAAAAATCAAATTGATATGATTCCAAATGTTGTATTAAAGCAAAAAATACCAGATATAGATTTAAATAAAATTCATCCTTCTGATACAATAGAGGTTAATGTTTCTAGAATACTAAGAGAACTTGGCAATACTAAAAGAGCAGTAATTGAAATAGCAAGTACGATTGTTCATGAGGCAACTCATGAAAATGAATTACAAACTAAGGGATCAACTAGCGAAATTGGTCCTAAAGCTGCTGAAATGCAATTCATGAATTGGGTTAAGACAAACAAGTTAAAAATTGATAATATGCTGCAAGACTTACCTGACTAATTATATTTATTATTAAAAAAAACCCTTGGTGTTTAAACCAAGGGCTTTTTTGTTTTTAAAAGTATTTTCTACTTTTTTATACTTACACGATAAAGTTTGCAATGGATAACCTAGCATAGAACTTGCTACCTTCACGCAAGAGTTTCTTGCCATAACGGGTAAGAATACCACGCCTTGGGCAGAAGCTCTCAGGATCAAGAACGGTAGGAGTCTGTGTCAAAGGTACATATGGGCAGTAGAAATAACCGCTATCCATGTAACTATCACCCTTATAACCCATCAACAACTGATTGGTTGGGAACAATGGGTCTTTATACAATCTCCAGCGATTGTTAATAGTACCAACATACTGTACACCTAAAGAAGATGTGAAAGTTTCGGAAGGAGCAGGAGCAAAACCAGCAGTTGCGGTTTCGAATACGCTTGCTACTTCAGGACTTGTTACAATAAAGTTAGCACCACCACGAAGGGTCTTACGATGAATAACATTAGAAACTTCAACAACCTTAACATAAAGAGATTCATACTTTTCTTTAACGGTTTCGCCAAGAGCAGTAGAATAATCCCATGCAGCAACAGTACCTGCATTGTTTCTAAGGTCAGTCAAAATTTCACGATCAATTTCAAGATTGATTTCTTGTGCCAATACAGCTGTCAATTCAGCTTCAGCATCAAGATTGTGTTGGCTACGAAGATCTTGTTGAGCTTCATATGACCATACAGCCTTGAGCTTACGAGTTTTAGCAGCAATTTCTTCAGATTCAATAACAAGGTTGATTTCAGGAAGATCCTGATTACATTCCATGTTATATTCATAGCTGGTAGTAAAGCTGCAAGTACCAGGAGCATTATTCCAAGTAAAGCTAACAACGCCAGTATTAAGAGTAATAGTACCAGCTGTTACATAAGTACCAGGAGCACCAATAGGAGTGAATTGGAATGCACCACTAGAATTTATACTGAAAGCTTGAATCAAAACACCACCATCATAGATGGAGCCAGTAATGGTTCCTGCAAGAACAGGAGTATGTTCAAGAATGAAAGTAGAAGTGGTAGTAGCACCAGTATCATTATGGCTTTCGTTCTGTACGAACTGGGAGCTATAATAGATATTAAGATTTGCAGTACCATCAGCAAGCTGTTGCAATGAATTTACATCATCTGCTGGGAAACCACCTTGTGTAGAAGCTCCTCTGGTAGTACCTTTGTTAGAGGAATAACGGAAACGGAGATAATAAACAAGACCAGTAGGTCCAAGCAAAGGCTGAACGCTAACGATCTTATTTGCAATCAACTGTGGATAAATACGCCTTACAAGGGGTATGCTAATGCGTTTAAACTGAGCCACATCAGATGTGTCAGTAGAAACTTCATTAATTAATCTTTGGTTCTCCAAAAGAACAGCAGTAGCAGAGCGAAGATAGCGATCATTGATGCCATCAAGAATGCCAGTGGAGGACCAACGAGATTCGAGTTCTTTAGACTCATTCAAAAATTTAGAAATAGTATTCATATTTGTTTTTTTACCTTTTTAATTAGAACTTTTTAATGCCAGATAAAACTAGCAATTCGTTGTTTTCGTTACCGTTTCCAGAGTTATATTCCGCAATAACCTGTACATTATCGGTATCGACATGACCTCTCCCCAGTACATTCTTTACTTTCTCTGATCTTTCTTTCTGTTCATTGATATGTTTAGGCTTTTGCTTTCCTTCACTTACCATTGAGTTAAATTTCTTTACAGTCTCATGAAGTTTGGTATTGTCTGTAGAAAGACGAATACTTCTTGCTTCTAGCAAACGAACTTGATTACGAAGTTCTTCTATACATTTAGAAGCTTCAGTAAGTTTAGATGTGTTTGCGAAAGCAGATTCTTCATTAGACAAGTAATTAGCAGCAATATCTGCAATTTTGTCCAAAGCAATTTTGTGTTCAAACATTGCAGGATCACTAAGAACATCTTTCTTAGCTTGTTCGTATATTTCAACGCCCTTTTGTTGTAAGAATTGATCGACTTTTTCAACGATATAATTCTTCATTTCGGAAAGTTTGCTGTCGTATTCTTCATACAATTCAGTTTCGATTTCCTTGTTTTTGTTCTTTTCAGAAAGAAGCATTTGGTAAGCTTCTTCGTATCCTTCTTCAAGGTTCTTATTGAATTCTTCTGATTGTAATTCAAGTCTAGTACGGAGATCAGAAATAATAGAATAAGCTTCTTGATAGCCATTGTAGGCAGTCTTTTCAGCACCTTCTAAATCTTGAGAAAGCTGTGCATATGCTTCTTCAAGATTCTTATTATATTCTTGTTCCATTTCACCTTTAGCTGAAGTAAGCATTTCTTTAACAGCTGTAGCAACTTCATTGAATTGATTTTCAGGAAGTAATTTTCTCAAAGCTTCTGTAATTTTGTCCATTCCTAACCTCTCTTTAAATTGGAAGTATAATTTTTTATTATTCCGCCTAATGCAGCAACTAATGCATCTTTGTTAACACTATTTATGTTTCCAGATGAATTTTTTGTTGAATAATTTGAAATAATTTGTGGAGAATGTGAAAAACTTTCTCCAGTAATTCTTTGTTGAAAAGCACCATGCGTAGAAGGATCTGCAACAACATCAAATGTTATAAGCTTATATCCTTCTGATATCACCAAATGACCTTGTTCATTTGTTTTTCCACTACCAACACCACGACTACTAATACCAGGAGGAATACCATCTTCTAGTAAAGCTCTTAAAGTTCTACCATAAGGAGTATTCAGTGTTTCTCCTTCTCCCATCAAGGCATTGCCTTCCCACCAAAGTTTAGTAATAACATGAGAAGCTTTTTCATAGTGAACAATAGAATCAGTAGGATGGTCTAATTCACCAACCAATCCTCTTTTTTTAATTAATTCACTAAGAGCTTCAACATTTTGTCTTAAAATACCTTCAGTATATATTCTGCCATTTTTATTAACTTCATTTACAGCTTGGAACTTGCCTCTAAAGCGAATTCTTCCGCCAGAGCCTTCGTTAAGCTGTAAATTTACACCATTATTTTGACAAGAATCTATTAATAACATGCTCATGTACAGTCTCCTTTACTTAGCATTAAGATGTTGAAAACTTTGATCTAGAGTCATGCCATTCTTGGGAATGTATGGGTTAGATAAATTAGGCCAAGTATCTCCACCTTGATTTGTAGCAAGATTATTGGAGTCAACAGTATTAGGACTATCATCATGAACTTCTGGTTTTACATCTTTCAAAATATAGGGATTTGAAAGATTTGGGAAAATATCTTTTCCAGATGAAGTATGAGCAGAACCCATTTCTTTGTCTAAACTTCCAGAATAAGATTTTCCATCAGAAACAGGAGCAGCTGATTTCCAATCGCCATTGTATTTGCTTGGGAAAGCATCAATTTTAGCTAATTTATCTGTGTAAGGATTTTCGCCATTCACAGTGGTATGTGGCTTATCAGATACATTCCAATCTTTGCTAGCCAATGGAACATTAGCTTCAACAATGGAAGAAATGATATGATTTGCTTCTTCTAAAACTTTATAGTCAACAGTTTTGTTGTTGTTTAAAATTTCATGGATAGATTCTAAAATATTTTGAATTTTAGCTTTAACAATTTTATTGTTCATGTTAGAAGCAATAGAATATGTTTCTTTTAATGCAGAAGAAACATCATGAAAAGCTTTTAATTCTTTAGTATAGTCTTCATCCATTTGAGGATAAAGTGCTTCGCTTACTTCTTGGAATTTTTCAAAATCATTAGTTGCTTCAAGACCAGCAATTTTCAACAATGTTGCTGCACGATCTTCATAAATATTATGTGC